ATCATTACCATTAACATATGTTCCCATATCTTCTTCGGCATCTGACGCAGCGGTAACAGAAATATTTGTTATAGTTATCCCCGGTATATATTCTTTAACCGAATCTCTAATTTCTGATTCAATCTCAGAAAAAGTCGGACCATCCATTGGTTCAAAAATATATTCATATAATCTTGTACCAAAATCAGGTAAATAATATCGTGTACCTTTTCGTGTTAATAAAAGGTGTATCAAATTTGTACGTATCTCTTCCTGATTACTTTCCGATAAATCTAAAAATTTACCATCGTAAGAATCCCTAAAAGGAAAATTAATACCATATGTTAATCCGTTTGCCATATAACATAAATATAATGGGGTAATAATTTTTTTGTATAATGATATAAAATAAAAAACTCCCGACAGTGCCGAGAGTTTTTAAATTTTACGATTTCTTATGAAGAACACCCAAAACATTCAAATTCTGAATCCGCAGGTTTTGTTGGTCCGACATTAACAATTGGTTTTTCCTTAACAGGTTTATCTCGTCTTGACATATCAACCGCCAAGTGTTTAGCTCCCGTTGAAATTGCTTTAGTTCGGATATAATAACTCAATGTTTTCAAACCTTTTTCCCATCCGTGGAAGTGGGATGAGGTTATTTTTGATAATGTTGGGTTACCCATATAAACATTCATTGATTGTGATTGGTCAATAAACGGAGCTCTTTCAGCCGCCATATCAATCAATTCTCTTTGTGAAATTTCCCAAATTGTTTTGTATTTTACAATTAAGTGTTCGATACGTGTTACTTTTTTGTTGTAGTGTTTATCTTCAATATCAAGATAATTGTTGAAGTTAATATTTTGAATTGACCCTTCATTAATGATGATGTCATTCTTCAAATCTTCACACCAAATACCAATTTTCTCAAAATCTTGGATTAAATATTTATTTACTATCAAAATCTCTCCACCTACAACACGTCTATTAAACAACGCCGAATGAGCTGGTTCCGTCATTTCAAATGAACCTGTTATCTTAGCCGAAGACGCCACAGGCATCTGAGCAGTGAATAACGAGTTACAAATTCCGTGTAACGAAACACTTTCTTTTAATGAGTTCCAATCCCACATACCTGATAAATCATCTTCAGTTAAACCCCACATATCAAATTGGAATGTTCCGTTAGACATTGGTGAACCTTCAAAGAATTTATATGGTTGGTATTTTTCCTCAATACACAATTGATTACTTTCAGTAATAGCCGCAAAATAAATTGTTTCAAAAATTTCTTTATTTAATTTTCTAGCCTCACCTGAAGTGAACACATAGTCCATTAAATAAAATACATCAGCCAATCCCTGAACACCAATCGCTATCGCTCTTTGTTCTAAACCGCCTTTAACTCCTTTACTAGTCGAATAACTATTAATGTTAATAACTTTATTTAAAGCTCTTGTTACTTTTCTAACCTCATCATATAACAATTTGAAGTCGAATTTACCATCAATAATGAAGTTTTTTAAGACCATTGACGATAACGTACAAATTGCCGTTGTGTCTTCATCGGTGTATTGGAAAATCTCAGCACATAAATTAGATTGACGAATAACACCAATGTTTTGGTGGTTAGTTTTTCTATTCGCATTATCTTTAGAACATAAGTAAGGAACACCTGTTTCAATTTGTGATTCAATAATTTTAGTCCAAATTTCAGTCGCACTTACTTTTTTACCAAGACCTAATTCAACCGCTTTTGCGTAGTTTTGTTCGTATTCATCACCATAAGATTCTTGTAATGGTTTTAAACCCGCTTTCTTAATATCATTAGGACAGAACAAATACCAATCTAAATTGTTTTTGACTGCGTGCATAAAGTTATCAGGAACCCATAAAGCAGTAAACAAATCTCTTGCTCTTAACTCATCTTTACCTGTATTCTTTTTAATGTCCAACAAGTCAAAGATATCTTTATGCCAAGGTTCAATGTAGATAGCGGCGCTACCAGGTCGTCTACCTTGTTGATTGAAGAATCTTAATGATTCGTTAACAATTTTAAGATACTTTAATAATCCACCTGCGAAACCACCTGAAGTTGTAATACGACTTTCTTTACTTCTTTGATTCGACATACATAATCCAATACCCGCAGCGTCAGAAGAATAAGTTGAGATATCGTTCAATGTACCTAATAAACCTTGTCTTGAATCAGAATTATTGTAATGTAATACACAAGACGCTAACTGAGGGATTAATGTCCCTGAGTTAATCATAATTGGTGTCGCTTTCGAAATTCTTTGTTCAGACAATGATTTGTAATAATCAACGGCCTCTTCAAACGAATCAGTTACCCATAACGCAATTCTCATATACATATGTTGAGGTCTTTCAATCGACTTACCATTAGGTAATTTCAACAAATACATTTCCTGTAACGCTTTCCAAGCGAAAAAATCGAAGTTATAATCATTTTCGTGATTAATTAACGAATCAATATTACTTGGTCCGTATTTCTCAATAACACTCATCAAATTATCGTGTATAACACCTTCAGTATGTAATACGTGCATAGTTTCACTAAAACTTTCAATAGTGTCTTTGTGATATGCTGAAATAGCAACTGAAGACGCTAATCTTGAGTAATCGTGATGACTACCGGTGTATGATGATGCGATTTCATACACTAATTTGTCCAACTCTTTTGTTGTGATAAACCCCTCAGTTGGTAGAGAAGTCGTTACTTTAATGAATATCTCATCAAAGTTAACGTTAAGACCTTTTGCGGCCTTTTTAACCCTATTGTAAATTTTTTGGGGATTAAAAGATTGTTTCTCCCCATTTCTTTTTTTAATTTTTAATGACATCATAATGTTTATAATATTTTATTAAAACTCGTCAGTGAACGAAATTGTTTCATTTAACTTCGCTTTTTGGTATTCAAGGGTTCTATTCTCAAAGAAATTCCCTTTAGTTTCAACCGCAATCTGTTCCATAAATTTGAAAGGTTGTTCAACATTGAATTCTTTACTACAACCTAACTTATATAAAAGACCATCCACTACAAATTCTAAATATTGTTTCATTAGGTTTTGGTTCATACCAATCAATGAAACAGGTAAAGATTCTGTAACAAATTCTAACTCTATTTCTAACGCTGAAAGTAATATTTCTTTGATACGTTTTTCACTTGGTCTATCAACAATATGTTTGTTTAATAAGTGAATAGCGAAGTCACAATGAAGGTTTTCGTCTTTAAAGATTAAGGAATTAGCGTCACATAAACCCTGCATAATACCTCTTGATTTTAACCAAAAAATTGAACAAAATGAACCTGAAAAAAATATTCCTTCAACCGCAACAAATGCGATTAATCTTTCTTGAAACGATGAGTTATCTATCCAATCCAATGCCCATTTCGCTTTCTTTTGAACCGCTGGTAATCTATCAATAGCGTGAAAACAATCATCCTTATCTTTACTATCTGAAATGTAAGTATCAATTAATAATGAGTAAGTTAATGAATGTTCATTTTCCATCATAACTTGAAACCCGTAGAAAAACTTAGCTTCAGGGATTTGTACTTCTCTTGCAAAATTTTCAGCAATATTTTCATTTACAATACCATCTGAAGCCGCAAAGAATGCTAATATATTTTTAATAAAATATCTTTCATTGTCAGATAAATTCTCCCAATCTCTAATATCTTCACTTAAATCAAATTCCTCAGCCGTCCAAAACGCTGCTTTATGGTTTTCGTAGAATTCCCATATATCGTGATATTGAATTGGGAATATGACAAATCTGTCGGGGTTAGGTGCTAATAAGTATTCCATAATTAATTATTATTATTTTTGTTTTGTTCTCTCTCTTTTCGTTTATCTAACAACTCACGTACTTTATCACGTTGTTTTTGTTCGTTTTGCACTTCAAGACCCAAGAATGTCACTGAAGTTTCAGTATCAATATCAATCATCCCGTTATCAAACTTACAATTCTCAAATACAACACCATCATCACCAATACGTGATTTAGTAATTGCTATTGTCGCTAATTTCATTTCTTTTTGTTGTAATGTTTTAGCAACTGAAATAATAACGTGACCAACTTGTGCTTTCTTAATAGAACCACCCATTTGGTCAGTTGTAACAACTTCCGCAGAAATAGAACTTCTATTACCTTGAGTTGCGGTCCATCCAACTAAGTTTAATTCGTGACACATCGCTTCAAAAGCCCTCATAACCGAACCTTCTGATTTCCATTCATCACCTAAATTTCTGTCAGGTAAAACACAATCAATATAATCTAATGTTATCATATCAACTTTAACACCATCAGCAATCATTTTTCTGACTTGGTTCTTGATTTGTGACATTGTTATTGTATCAGAAGGAAGTTTCTTCAAAATTAACTGATTAGTCATTGTCGTCTTAATCTCATTAACTTTATTTAAAACCTCATCTTTACGAATTGTTAATTCATCGGGATGTATTTTAGTCCACAAAGTTATGTGTTTTCTTTGGATAATCTTAGGATTATCTTCAAAAAATAATTGTAATACGTTATACCCAAGGTTAAATGCGTGATTTGTGATTTTAGTCATCAATGTAGTTTTACCCACACCTGTTGGTGCTAATATAACTCCGATTTCACCTTTCGCTAAACCCCCTTTTAAGAGCTTATCTAAGCCCGAAATACCCATAGGTATTGGATGTCTATAATCCTCATCTAAGACCTCTTCTAAATTAGAGAAAACGTTAGTCATACCATCTTCTCTTTCCCCAACTTGTAACGCCGTTCTAACTAATTGTTCTACTTTATCGTAGTTTTCAAATTCCCCACCATCAATGATTTTTTGAGCTTTGTTCATCACTTTCTGTAACTCTTGTTGTTTACAGAATTTCATCGCTTTTTCTTGAACAAAGTCACCTCCTTCGATTGGTGCGTCTTTTATTTTACTAATAGTGTCTATAACAATTTTAGACGCAGTTTCTTGTTGTAATTCCGATTTTGTAATTTGTTCCAACGTATCGAAAGTTGGAACGTGTTCGTATTTTGAATAATATTCTTTAATCATTTGTATGATTAATTTGAAATATTTATTCTCAAAATAATTTACCTCAATCACGTCGATAATAGACCTTGCGAAATCTTTATCAAAGACGATTTGGTTTAATAATTGTAGTTGGAAACCACTACCTAAGTACTCGAAATTTTTATTTGAACTCATATTTTAAAATTGATTTTTAAATAAATATTACGAAACTAGACTAACATTTAGGTATTCGTGTGTTAAATTTTCAGATGAAAAAATGTCAGTTAATGACATAAGTAAGTTTTTTAGGTGTGGGCGTACATCCACAGTGTATCTTATTTTTGGAGGGTAGATTTTTGCGTCAATTTGACGATGAAAAATAATTACATCACCTTGTTTAATATACACATTAAAGTATTCAGGACCATCAATGAATGATGTGTCTAAGACTGAAGGGTTATTAGCAATTTCATATGTATTATCTAACATATAAGTAACCGTTTTCATCTTTAGTTGTCGTTCAAACTCAAATTTAAAATCTTTAATCAATTCATATAGGTCTGCCGAACTTTTAGCTTTAGGGTTAAAATCCCTAACATTAAAAAAACGTTGTACAATGATGTTATCATTAACCATCATTAAAAATTCTAACTTTGTTGATTCGTGTTGTTCTCTCATAATTTTATTTATTAAACTTTCTTTTTTCTTTTCTTGTTAATTTTAAAAAGGGTGTTAAAAAATTCACCCAAGCGTTGTCACCTTTCGGTAGGAACTTGAAGAATCCGTCTTCCATCATCAATTTGATAACATTCCTATGACCTCGACCATCAGGGTCTAAGGTTTCTGAGTAATACTCCTGAACTATATGTTTTCCATCTTCCGTAATTAAAGGGTTTGATAAATCTACTATTTTTTCGTTAATAACAAAGAATTCTTCCCCAAAGATACCACTTTTTGTTCTACCCGTTAAAAGATTTTGTAAAACTTTATTGTCTTTATCATCTTTGTGTAAAATCTCAGCCTTTTCTAAAATATCGGTGAAATTAACCTCTTGGTCAAGTAGCTCAGGAAATAATTTAACTAATGTCTTATCCCCAAGGTAATAAATTCCATCAATATTATCCGATTTATCACCGGCAATTATCTTGTAAGTCTTAACGTTATAGTGGGGAACTTCAATTTCCTTAAACTTAATTTTATCACCAAGTTTAAAATATTGTTTTAAATCAGGTAAATAAACCCTTACCTTATCCGATATTAATTGCGTTAAATCACGGTCTCCTGAAAATATTGTTTTATCTTCATCAGGTGATATTTGACAATAGTAAGCAATCAAATCATCAGCTTCGTTATTATCTACCAACACCTGTCTTATAAACAACTCTTCCAAGTATTGTTTGACACGTTCTTTCTGTTCGGTAATTGAATTTTCCTTGGTTAAATCAAAAGGGGTCTTTCGATTCGATTTGTATTGGGGGTATAATATTTTTCGAGACAATGAATTTTCATCACCATCCCAAAATACAACTACTTTATCAAAATTTTCAGTATCAATAAATCGTCGTAGTGTGTTTATAAAGTGCCACACCCCACCTATGTGTTTTCCGGAGTGAAAGAAATCTTTCACCCCGTGAACACCAATTTTAATAAGGTTGTTTCCGTCAACCAATAAGGTTTTAGTCATTTTTTACCATTAAATGGTTCTACAATCAATCTTCGAATTCTTCTTCTTCAGTTGAAACAAATACCTCACTAAGTTTAAAGTCACCCTCACCGCCTAATTTCTTATTCCAATATTCGGAAAATTCTTTTTTGTACTTCTCAATAGCACTTTTATCATCTTTGATATAACCTTGAGGAACCGCCAATATCTTACCATCTTTGTATGATAACCCATTTACGTGATTCTTCAATATTGATATTTTTGTTCTTGTCGCATAAACAACAGTTCTATTATTTTTAGTTGCCGTAATGTGATTAATCCCCGCTTTCTTTTGATTACCGAATAAGAACACCAATGAAGACGCTAGCCATATTGCCTCACCACCTTTAGCCTTAATTTCAGGTTGTCCAAAAGGATTGTCAGGTAATTCCACCCAAGGTTGGTTAATTATAATCATAGTCGCATAAAACGGAACATCTTCTTTTTTTGTTTTAGATATTCT